ACGATACCATCCTTGTGGGTGTTACCATCGATGTCTACTGCTGTTGTTGAACTGTCTTTCACTGTAACTGTGAAGTACTCGATTGCTACATCACCGAAAGTGGTTGAACCCGCTGTGAACACCGCGTTGTTGTTTGAGTTGATTGCCATTTTTAATCCTCCTTTTTATCTGATTTAAATGACTATGATGCCGCTCAGGCATCAAGTTAAATGTATTTATGGGTGTGTTTGGTAAATTATGCTGTATTATTACGTTTTCAGCCAAACTTCGTCACTTTTCGTGCGTATTTCCAACCTGTAGCCCAGATTCTTCAAGATCTTCTCCGTCACACGCACCACCTCCGGTCTCTTTGCCCGTTTCATCTCGATGTTGATCACTGGTGTGTTCTTGGCTATGGTCTCCTGGGCACCCTTGATTAGCAGATCCTCGTAACCATCAACGTCTATCTTGATGAAATCTATTTGAGTCAGTTCGAAACTATCCAGTGTCTTTATGTGTATGTCTCCCGGAGTGCGATCTAGTTTCTGATGCAGTGGTTGTGTAAAAGTGGCTGTGTGTTCTGAGTCTCCCAGTCCCACTTCGTGTAGCACCGCGTTCTGATCCGAGGGTATGTTCCTGCGCCAGCACTCCGCGAATACCGGATTGGGCTCGAAGCAGTGTACCTGTTCGAAGTCCTGCATCAGGCTCCTGGTCCACATGCCCACGTTGGCACCGGCGTCAACGCAACTACGCCATGATTTTATGTATTTGTAGGCCTCGCGCCTCAGTTCTGATTGTCCATCACCGGCATTTTCGATGAATGTGGGTTTGGTGTGCTGTCCATGGTAGGCCACCCAGAAGTCTCTGCCTGTTGGATAGGTCATTTCTTCCTTTTACACTGCTTACATCTGCAATCTGGGCAATCCTGGCACTCGGTACAAGACTTGCCACAGTGCTGTTCACAGCCGCATTGTTCACAGATGTATTCGATCATCATTATAGTTCCTTGAATTTCTTCAGTATATCGGTGTTGGGCAGTTTGGCCTGCAACTGTTGTTGTAGCCTGTGGAGTGTCTGTAGTTTGAGTCTGGATTCAAACCTGTTGTAGTTGGCCACTGACCTCCTGATGTTCTTGAGGTTGGCATCTGTTATGTTCAAGGCCCGTTCCAGTTGGGTGAGATTCCGGTAGTGGTCCTCCCATGATCTCATGTACCTCCTCAAGGCCATCACCGGCACCGGTTGCCTCTGCCTCATGGCCTGCGCCTGGTTCTTGTTCTTGAGTTTCTTGGTTATGTTTGGATCTCCCGCTACAATGGCCAGCATGTTTGCTAGGTCGTTGTTGATCATCCGGACCTGGTCGAACGTGCCCTTTGCCATGGTCTGGTCCGCGTATGATTTGACGAAACCGGCCGTGTCCTTGTGTTGGCTCATCAGTGCTAGTGCCAGGAAACTGAGGTATATCCTCTCCGTCACCTCTGGGAAAGTAAACCTTTCTAAGTCACTATGTCGCCTTATCACCTTGCCTTCAGATACATACTTTAAAAATGGTGTAAGCATACTCATATTTATAGATACGATGCAACGTAATTTTATATTAACCGACGTGATGAAGACTGGCGATCATCTATCCTACGAAAATTTCATAAATCTTCACAGCCTACATAATCAGACTTTTGATATGACCGGTGAATATTACACACTTCACAATTACGATCTAGAATCATATGATCGTAAATTGGCTTTGATAGATTACAGGATACACACCAATAGGTTGATAGAAAGTGAAACCTATCAATCGGATTTGAAAACTAGACTGGAAATCTTACACCAACAGGGATTCAAATTCATAATCGCTAATCCATGGGAATCCATGGATAACATAAAAAATCAAGTCTTCTTAACTGGTGAGAAACTCAAGGATATCGATATGCCCTATCCCTATCACTTATGGACGGGCGGTGTTTCATGGTTTTGGAGTTTCATGTTTCATAAACATAAAGGAGTTGAATTCCATTTCGACCACAGTAACTATAAGAAATATGATTTCCTTTATCTAAACAAGTTTCCTAGAAAACATAGAGTTATGTTATTTCAAAGTCTCCAAGAGCAGAAGTTGATTGATAAAAGCCTAACAACCTTCCTGGGGTTAAAACCTCCAATAACACTGCCATCGGTCTATGAACTACCATGGGTCAATGATGAGAGTTTTAACAATTTTCCACGTTGGGGAAATTACCCACGTTGGGGTATGGATCAAGACCTATATGAACTACCATACAACGACACTGTGTGCTCTATAGTTTCAGAAACTAACGACAACGATTACGAGGTGTTTATGACTGAAAAAATATGGAAACCTATCATAGCAGGACATGTTTTTGTTGTGCATGGAAATCATTTGTATCTGCAGAAACTGAGAGAAATGGGTTTCAAGACATTTTCAAAATACTTCGATGAAACTTACGACCTTGAAAGAAACCAGGATAGAAAAGTGCATAAAATTACAGAAACCATACGACAGGTGCAGATGTTGAATGCGCAAGATCTATACCTTAACTCGAAGTCGTTAAGAAAACACAATCAGGAAACCTTCTTTGATAAAGGAAAATTATCTTTACAGGTCAATAAGACTCTAGTTGATTTTTTTGAATTTGTTGATGGCAGTTAAGTTTCTTCTAGAGAATCCCAATCTGTCAACCAACTTGACCGCACTACCCGACTTGTCCACAGCAACGAATCCCTCAGGTTCGGTGACCTCCAGTCCCGAATCCGTCTGTTGGAAAGATCCTATGGCCTGTGCTTGATTCATCTTCCTCAGTACGAAAGCCTTCATGGTCTGCACCGCTCGGTAGAACGTCAGCATGGCCTGAAGTGGTTTCTTGGTCCTGTTGAGGAATATGGGCATCTGTTTCATCTTGTCCTGTCTCAGTTGTAAGGCCCGCTGTGCCTTTAGGCCTGACATCTGCTGTTGCATCCTGTCGTTGTAGAATTTCTTAAAGCCTAGCAGAAATTTGTTGGCATCATTTGGTAGTTCGCCTTCCTTGACCCGGGCGTTGATGTACATCTGGAACATGGGCACGAAGTCTTGGTTCTGTCCCAACACGCTGGCGAGGTTTCTTGGCACGTTGTTAAGCAGTGCCTCCAGTTTCTCGATGCCGTTGTAGAACTGTCGGGTCTCCGCGTCTGTAAACTTGGCCGAGCCCGACACGTCCTTGTAGGTGGCATTGTCGAAGAACACGTCCGGTGATCGGGTGAACGAGTCAACGTCCGCGCCCGCCTGTGCGTCCATGGTGGCCAGTGTGTCGCCCACGTATGTGGTATGGAATATTATACCCAACTTGGCCCTGTCTATCTGCTTCCCCAGGTCCGATTGTTCAGGCACCGCGTATGTGATGGTGTTGGGCGTGAATGTGAGGTTGGGCTTGCCATCTATGTTCTTGCGTGTGATGTCCTCGTCCGTGAACAGTAGGTCTCCTTGGTAAACTCCGGTCATGCCCAGTTTCTTGAGATGTACCAAGCACTTCAAAAGTTTCTGTCCTAGGTCATCTGTACCGTGATTGTTTGCTATATCTCGTTTGGTGTAGTTGATCTTTGCGGCCTTGGCAAATACTGATTTGGTCCCGACAAAGAACTTGCCATTGTCTGGATTGACACCACACACCACTGCTGGTGCGCCGTCCCACTTGACCGATACCTTGACTGCTTCTGAGCTGGCACCTTTGAGTGTTAGTAATAGTCCCCTAAAGAATTCAATCACTGCCCTGCCGCCTTCATGGCCGTCAGTGATTATGATATCCTCTATGTGTTCTAGATGCGTCCTCTTGAATTCGGTAAGGACATCTTCTATCAACATTGGTTAGTCCTCTTTGTATTCGCCGTCTTTGATTTTAAGCACGTTCTCTTTTACATCTCTATTCTCTTTGATACGTGCAACGCCTTTCGAGAACTTGCTGGCATCCATGTTCTTAAGTGCTGAGTTGAATTTCTTTTCTAGTTTGAATGCAGTGTCCTGGTCAAAGTTCTCTCTGATGTACGTCATAAGCCTTATGGCTGATTCTAGGATGTGAGAGGCCCTGCTTTCGACAACCTCTTCTTTGTCTCTCTTCAGAGGCATAGAGCTTAATTCTTCTAGAAGACTTCGTGTGTGTTTCTGCATATACTAGGTATTTACACTTTATTGTAGCACAATTCTAGCATAAGTCTACTGTGATTTTTTCCTATAGACAAAATATTTGCGTGAATTTGTGTCATCCCTTATATCAAGCACCTGTAAATTGAATATTTCTGCCAATTCTATGATAAATGGTACATTCCAGGAGAAAAATTCTATCCATCGGGCCTCGGGTTTGTCGTGTTGTATTCCTGGGTTGACCCTGAAGAACATGGAGCCTCCTTCCGCTAGCAGGTTTACACATCTCGACACTTCCTCGATTATCTTGTCCCGGCTACCAAAGTTCACTGAACCCAGACACATGATCACGTCAAACCGTTGATCCGTCTTGTACTCCAGTGTGCGGACCTGTAGGTCCGCTCGATCGTTGTAGGGATCTATGCCGATCAGGTTATGTATCTTGCCCTTGAACTCGTTGTAGCCGCATCCAACATCAAGCACTGCCCTGGGCTTGAGACTGTTGACCTCATCTATCAAGGCAACACCCGAGTACTTCCACTTCTTCATGTCGTTCTGCCAGTACTTGGAGAAGTATTTGTGCAGGCAGGCATCATCTATGGCTTCAGCATATTGTTCGAGTGTGTCGCATCTTTTCACTGACACACCAAATGTATCCAAGATGTATGGTTGTGTTATCTTTGTTAGATCGTTTTGGCTGTATGCCAATAATTGGGCGAATATTTTTTTGTTCATACAACTATATTATATTATTGTAAACTTTAGGTCTATATCTTTTTCTTGATTGGCTTTGATAATATATCTCTGGTCTTGTCCGTCATCACACCAGTGATTACCAACATGGGTCTGGGTTTGTTGCTGGCGTTGGCCGTTGCGTGTGGAATGTTGGGCCAATCAAATTTGTGGATGTCTCCCGTACGCCATCTGTCGAACTGTTCATTGCCATACATGATGAACTGCCCGGGCTCCCAGTCCTGTAGCATGACCATGATCCTCACCACGTTGTTGGGGTCGGCGTCTAGGTCGTACAGTTTGTCGATGTGCATGTTCAACACCTCGCCCGTGAACTGTATGTGCAGTTTGGATTTCACGGGTTCCAGTGCGAAGAACTCCGTCATCCTCTGTAGCGTGGGACACTTGGTGAAGTCAGCCAGACCCCTGTATATGGTCATCTTGGGATCGGCACCTGCTGTCCTTAGATCATTCTCTTCTGCTTCTACATCAACATTGACGTTTTCTCTTCCTGTGCCTTCCCTACGGTTGGCCCAGTTCAGGGGTTTGGCATCATCAATAACCGTTTGTAGTTCGGTCTGCCACCCGCCCGTGAACTTGCCCAGGTGTTGAACACAGTCTGTGTCCCGGTGCCACTTGTTGAAGTGATAGTTGCTTCTTGCTCTTGCGTCTTCCCAATTACTTGTAGACATAAACTTGGATACCTTTCTGTGCGTAATTATGTATCCTTCCCTTACTGTCAGGAAAACTTATATCTAATAACCTGCAAAGGTCCACATTGTCTTTGGGTTTGTGGATTCGATCTTTGTTGTCCTTTATGAACTGCATCGTGTCTCGGTTCTCTGCCTGTATGTGATCCCACATTCTGTCCAAGTTTTCAAAATATTGATAGTTTGGATATGTGATTGTGAATTCACCGCACAGTTTCCACCACTCCAAACACTCGAAGTCGTTCCTGTATACCATAACGATAGGATAACCCTTGTCTTTCAGTTTGTCCAATTGGTGTGCGAACGTGTGTGCTTTCACAATCCTCTTGCCTGTGCCCGAGAAAGGTCCGTCCCAATCATCTACATCAAACTCCATTCCAGGATCCCAGTATGCTCCAATGTGCATAAGGTGACTGCGTCCGGGGGTGTCGGCATCATGCCAGTAGGTCCTTGCCTCAGAATAGTCTGTGTGATCTATGTCCTCACTCCAGTAGATATTCTTGACGACACTACTCCACTTTGATCCCGGCGCCCCTGTGAACAGTATGTACATTATTTGGTCAACTCTTCCTTGTAGATGGCATTGTAACCCAACTGGTTCTTTCCAAAATCAGACAGTGTCTTCAATGCACCCGGTGTGATGAATGACTTCAGTGTCCTCACTGCGGCGTCACCCTCTGCCCCGGTCCTCCACTCGTACTTGCCGACCTTCTTCTCGATGGCGGCAACAGACTCCGGATCCGCTATCATCCTGTTGAGAGAGTCCACGAGTTTCTGTCGGTTGGGATTGCCCTTGTTCACCCAGAACGCCTTCTGTAGTGCGTCCCTCCAGCTCTTGACCAGTTTGTATGCGTCATAGAAGTCGCCTTTGGGTTGTGTAAGCCACATCTCTTCATACAGTTCCTCGAACGTGGGTTCACGGAAGTTTGGATCTTTGTCATGCTTGCCGGTCTCCACGTTTAATAGTCCATGGTGGAACCATGTAAAGGCATCTTTCTTTTCAATAATTGGCATCACGTGTTTCTTGTATGCGGCCGGGTTCTCTCGGGTGGCGTTGAGGTCACCCCTAATGAACGCCAGTCTCCTCTCGGATCCACTCATGCCTTTGACCCAGGTTATCTGTTCGTTGAAGGTCCTAACAGGATCTCCGTTGGGTCCTGCGAGCAACATCACTATGGCCATTATCTCAGGTGTCATGCCCGATCCCGCCGGGAACTTGATCGGTCCGTTGAGCACGTCCGCGTTCTTCCTTGCGCCCACAATGATGTTTAGGTTCATGTGTCCAACTGATTCCCAATCAAAGTAATTGTACTCTACAGGTTCCACGAGATATGATATACCGTTACCACCATGTGATACAAGTATTGTCTTGTCGTCGAACCTCAGTTTGTTTTGGAACTCGTTTGGTCCCAGTTGGTCTCTTGCACCTGGCTTGTAGATAAGATTGATCTTCTCTCCCAGGTGTTTCTCCCATTCCGCTACAACTATCTGTGCCCACACAGAAGTTCCACCAGATGGTTTTTGTGGCACGATCAAATTGTAATCGGCCATCGCGGCTGTTGTCATTACGATCAACGCCATTATCGTTTTCTTAAGCATAGTCTAGTCTACTCCGTTTTGTTATTCCCCAATACAGTAGCAGTATAACACATGCCATCAAGGAAATAAAGATAGGTCTTGTGATCACATCATTTACCGTATGTAGAGATGTTAGTTGATAAGTGAGATTGTATATCCTGTCACTCAACAGGTACCCTATCAGCAGTGCTGGCCTGCTGACCTGGAATTTCTTACATAGCAGTCCCATGATAGAGAATGCTACAAGTACCGCAAGGTCTTCCCAGCCGCCCGTGTATTGTAGGGTTGCCCAAACAATCACAGCAAGTATGAAAGGAAAGTAGTACACATATGGAATACGTGTTACCCACCCTGCGAAATATGCCAGTCCATAACAAATGACAGCAGTGATGATTGTTCCTAACAAGAAAGCAAAAGTCATGCTGTCAAATAATCTGTCGTCGTAAAATGTATCTGGTGATCCTAAATCGATACCCAGATATAAAAATAGTCCCATTAGTATCGCGGCGAAACTTGCACCTGGGATACCAAACAGAACTGTTGGAATGAATGAAGAGGCCTTCTGTGCATTGTTGGCACCCTCGGCACCTATCACACCCCTGACGTTGCCCACACCAAACTTCTCTTTGGGATTGGCCGCAACCGTGGCACCGTATGCCAACCAGTCTGCCATTGCGCCACCCAGTCCGGGTAGCAGTCCTATGAAAGAACCTATGGCACCTCCCCTGATGCTGTCCTTCCAACAGACAAGTGTGTCTTTCATTCCCTGTTTAAGGTCATGCCAACTGCCGTGTTCCGCCCGTATTGTTGTTGTCTTTTTTCTGTTGAACCATCCATCCCACAGTTCAGGTATGGCGAACAGTCCTGCCACGAAAGGTAGTATCTGTACACCGTCCTCAAGATATCTCCATCCCAGGGTGAAACGAGGAACATTATTGACATCAACACCTACCAGTCCTATTGTCACTCCTAACACTATGGCTAGTGTGCTTCTAATATATTTTCTAGTTGAAACGAACCCAACAGTCACAAATGCTAACAGCACCAATGCCCACAGTTCCGGTATGCCCATGTACATGACCACTTTGGTGTAGTAGGGCAGGAACAGGAATGTCAGTGATCCCCAGAACAATCCATTCGCAGTGCTTGATGTGATCGCGGCCGATAATGCTCTTGTTGCCTCTCCGTTCTTGGCCATGGGAAATCCGTCAACCATGGTTGCGGCCGCAGAGTTGGCTCCAGGTATGCCCAGTAGCACACCACTGAATGAATCACCGGTTGTGGATGAAGCAACGACTGCCACACAGAATATCACGCCCAGGTAGGGGTCGCCCACGAAGTAGGGCATGAATCCAAATAGTGTAATAAGACCTGTTGTTGCTCCCGCGGCTGGTATTAGGCCGATGATCAAGCCGTAAACAATACCCGCCATTAATATAGCAAGTTCCATATATTATCGATTTTTGGGGTTGATGTTGTGAACTTCCTTGGGAGCGTTACAACAAATTATGTGTTTCTACTTATATGCTGTACTATATACTTTAAATGAAATTGAGTCAACAGCAGATACGTCGCATGTACTCACACCCGGATCCGGACCTCGATCTAGATGAGGAGTTCTGGCCCTTGATGGGCCTCTTCGTCGCGATCCTGTTGGGATGGACCGGAGTGGTGCATCTCATCGACTGGCTGACGTTTGACGCCATACCGCTCTGGATGGAACCATTCACCATCACACCCTTGATATTCCTCGTTGTGATGAAGGAGCGATATGATAGTATCAATCCCTTGCACTGGTGGCCCATGTTCTGGGGTTACCGTTGTCCATTACCGGAAGAGGATCACATCACCATAAGGCCACTGGAAGCCGAGGAAGTGTTGAAGAAGTATGGTGGTAGGATGAATGTTTTCATCATGGACCACGAGCACATCAAGTTCCGTAAGCGGAAGGATGCTGTGATGTTTGGATTGACTAATACTATTTTCTAGCGGGTCTGAACACTGAGCCGTTGATCTCCTCGTACAGTCGCAACTTGTCAGACAGCTCCTTGACTATCTGTCGGTAATCCGCTATCTGCACCTCGAGGTTGCCCAGTTGCAGTCTCAAGATCCTGATCTCGTCTTGTAGGTCTACCTTATTTGCCTTGCCCTGCATAAGCCTTGTAACTTCTCTTCTTGTGCTTGTTCATGGAGCTCTTCTTGATCCTGCTCTTGTTCCTGCCGATAGAGGTCTTCTTGGCCGCGCCTGGTGTGTATCCTGATGAGTTATGTAATGCCATGTCTCGATTATATAGTAGACACAATTTGAAGTCAAGTGTATAATGTAAATAGTTTTATGATAAAGTTCTCCCTAAAGTGTGAATGTACAGCCAAGTTCGAGGGCTGGTTCCCCAGCAACGAGGACTATGAGAACCAACTGGCACAGGGACAGTTGTTGTGTCCCATGTGCGACAGCACCCGGGTCAGCAAGGACATCATGGCGCCAGCGGTGGCACGGAAGAGCACTGCCAGGAAGCGTGGTAAAGAGAAGGTCAAGGAGATGGCGGGCGACCAGATGGTGATGGGTGGACAGGCCCGGACACTGTTGAAGCAGATACAGAACCACGTGGAACAGAACTTCGAGAACGTGGGCAAGAACTTCGCCAGGGAGGCCAGGAAGGCACACAAAGGAAAACGTGACCTGGAGTTCTATGGCAATCCCTCCAAGAAACAGGTGGATGATCTCGTCAAGGACGGCATAGACCTGTTCCAGGTGCCCAAGGTCAAGGACAATTAGTCGCATAAACACTGGCTTTTCTCACCGGTTGACTTTCTACACGTTTCAGTATATAATTGTTGTTGATGCGTAGGATAACAGAGATTGAAACTCCGACGAATCGTAAATTAACAAACTAAGGAAAAGGAAACAATATGCTAACAGGTATGTT